GGATTTCCTGCGCCTGTTTCATACTGTGTACCACACTATTAGGTTAGGTGATATACTAATATGAAACAGACGCTGGTTTATCCAGCGCTCTTATGTTCTACCTTTTTGTATCAAGAAGTCGATACACAAGCTAGATTTAGTCTAGATTCACGGCGATTATTATCTTTGACCGAGATAATACGTCATGCAATTGGTTATTTTCAAAGTGATTCACTGAGTATTTCGGCTCAGTGACACTATGTAATTCGGATATGGTCTCCATTTATTTGAGAGATGTAGGTGGGTGTCCCCACCATCCGGGCTCTTCGGAGCCCACCCGCCCTAACGGGTTGGAGTAGTAGTACACATAACATCAGGTTCATGACCTGGTCACTGCTCTAGGTTTTAAGTTAACCAGTTATGCTTTACATAAAGCACTAGTAGATAGCTGCCTCTTCGCAAGTATCATATTACAGTAAGACAGAAACGGGTAAACCCGAACTAGTTACTTACTACTATTATGAGATATTAGAATGCACTACGGAACATTTTGGAGCTGCCCTTACGGGAGTGAAACCAGAATTTCAAATGCCCCCAGAAATTAACGGATGTTTATTTAGATACAGTTTTGTAAGATGACTACCCAGAGTTTTTTAAACCAGTCACGTTGTTCTTATGCGAAAGCACCAACTGTGGAGGTCTCAAAGAGCGCAAGCATTCTAGAGACGCCACACTTGGCGGACGGAACACAGCGCCCAGCCGGGCGTGCTTCAACGGAAGCAAATAACAAAGGCACAGTGGAGGAGATAGTTTTTACATCTTGTAATATCATTCATTCGGTTATGCCAAAGTTTGATATTACGAAGCAGTTTGAGATAGACGATCGAGAATTGCGTTGTTTTTTCTCTCGCAGGTGTATGAGGGATAGATATGAATTTGGCAAATGGCCACAGAGGAAATTTCGCACCAGATTTGATGGTGCTGATAATGTTGTGGTCATCGATTGGGGTTCTGAAGTGGACAAAGTTATAGCTACACGCGTGGCACAGCGAACTAAAGTGCTACGAAGTAGATTGATGGAGATGCGATGGTTGCGATTTGCAGCTGGTGTGCGTTTCTTAGATCAATTGAAGAAACCTATAGCGCACCGTACAGAAAGGCAGAAGAAGATTTTTCGCCCTACCACGTGGTACGATGATGATGGGATGCGAGTACAAGGGATTATTTTTGCTGATGGCGAGGAAGTCGAGAAAAAAGAGCGTCTTGATAAAATTCGTGTGGTTATTTTGAATACTAGAGATTCGGGAACAAATCCCGTTCAAGCTCTGAATGAATTTGTTGTTAGGATGACAAATATGTCAGCGAAGAGCCGCAGTAAGGATAGAGGCCCACGTAATCATGAAGTGGGCGATTCCTTAGGAGTCCGTCACACGATCAAGAGCCATTATAAAATGCGTTCGACAGGAGATAGGGTACTGTTTCAGTGCTGTGCTCGTTACAATGTTGAGGAGGAATTTGTTAGCGAAGGTAATGTCCACTTGGATTCCCTTGTGGAATGGAGTGGTTGGCATGCTACTAAGATGTTGGCCAAAACAGATGCTTATCAGAGAATCCGCGAGCAGTTAGATTTTACTAACACCTATGAGGATGAGATGGAGTTTGCAGAACTGATTTTGAAGTATTACGGACATGATTTGGATGCGCTTGCTGGTTTTAGATATGTCGAGGATGTGAGCGGTACAGATCACCCTACTGGTATAATATTTTCTTACCACGACGATTTTTATTGTTATGGAGAACCAGATGGAGTTCATGCTGAGCGTAAGAGGCAGTGTTTTAGGCGAGCGATAGAGTTGTTGCGGGAGAAATTCGGTGATGAGACCCCTAAACCAAGACATTTGTATAGTAGTGAAGCGGATAAGGTCGATGGTTCAGTTGAGTGGGAAACTATGTCGACTGAGGATGTTGATGCTTTCTTAGAACAGGCTATGCGCGTTCAAGGTGTAGATATGGGAGCCTATGTAGCTGCCACCGGTGCGGAGAATTTCAGACTTAAACTCTTAGAGGATGGGGTCCTGCTATTTTCTCAGGTTATGGCTGCACGGGGTAACAACATTTCCATCCTACTAGCAGGCATAGGTTTTCTCAAAGCCCAAGCACATAATATCAACAGGTATTTGCTTAAGAAGTGGACCCCAGCAGACGTAGTAGAATTGGTGGTGGAAGCTGCCGCTCCTTTATTGTCTGATCCTGATGAAGCGAAGGAGAAAGCTAGAGACTTTTGTCGGAGTTGCGGTCTAGATAATACTTCTACTACCGAAGACGACAATGTGATTTCAAATATTTTGAATTCCTTTGGTGGCTTCGTTAGTAATATGGTGGGAAAAAATGCTGATGACAGTGGGATGAAAGTTGAGGGATTTTCATTTGCTGATGCGAAGCGTGCTGTTGATGGTGTAGATGAAGCTCTGCATAGCGAAACGTATCGACGTATGATGAGATTCTTTTCGTATCTTATGGGGTGTGCTATGTATTGCACTTCAGGAGAGTTTACTTTAGGACATTTCTCAATCTTGGATCAGTGGATAAAGACATCAGTTTGGTCTAACGGAGCTAATTTGATGGGTGATTTCATCAAGCTCATCACATGGATGTGTGACAAAGGTTTTCAGTGTTGGAATGCTGGAACTTTGGAACCATTATGGCATAGTTCCGAACGTTATGGAAAATTCTTCCAGAGCACTCAGCGTTTGCGTCTAGAGAAAGATTTCTTGGTTAATCCTGAGCCGCACGGTTTTACAATTCATGACTATGATTTCCGCCTTAATGAAGCTCTTGCGGAGTCCGAGATCATTATGCGTAGGTGTATGAACATGGAAGAGCATGAGAAGTCCACTGTGCGGAAGATACAGGAAGAGTTACGGAAAATTAAGATGGAGCTTAGAGGTATACGAGCCGCGTCACAACCTCGGAGGTGTCCTTTTGGAGTTTTGATTTATGGGCAATCTAAGATAGGTAAATCTACTATTATAGACATGGTAGAGAATTATTTTTCCTTACTTATGAAACTCCCTATGGAACCTGAGTATAGGTTTGCGGTTAACCCCGATGCTAATTTTTGGGATGGTTATCAATCGTGGATGTGGTCTGTAGTTCTTGATGATGTTGCTAAAGTTAGTGTGAAGACCCAGGAGGATAAGTCCCTGGATGCTATCATTAATGTTATCAATAACATTTCGTATATGCCTGATAAGGCGAGGCAGGAGGATAAGGGTATGTGTCCTGTGAAGGCGGAGTTGGTAACGGCTACCACAAACACAAAAGATCTTAATGCTTGGTTGAGGTTTTCTCATCCAGCAGCTGTGCTACGCAGATTCAATATGGTTATTACACCTGTAGTAAAACAAGAATATGCGCATGGTACATCTTTGGCTGACACTGTCAGACATGAAGATCCTGGTTCTTATCCTGATTGGTGGTTGTGGACTGTTGAAACTGTAGAGATTCACAATGGTGATTTGTATTATAGACCACAGTGTGTAGATGCTCCCCTAAGTGTTTTCTTAAGAACGATGAAAGATTTGGTGTTGAAACATAGATCAGCGCAGGATGCTTTCATAAAATCTCGCTCAGCAATAGGTAAAGTGGTGCTATGTGATAAGTGTCTTGTGCCTACTCAGTTTTGCATGTGTGATTGTGGGACCGACCCCTCAATCGCAGAGAGTAATTCGCAGTTGGGTGATGATGTAGCGGAATCCAAATCTCCACTTGTTTTAGCAGGCTCAAAACCTAGGACAAATCCAATATTGTGTGAGGGGTGTCGTCTCCCCCACAAATATTGTTCGTGTTCGGATAAGGGTCAGGATAAAGTGGTGACTTTGAATGTGTCCACCCAGCAACTTGAAGGATCTGGTTTCACATTGCCACATTTGGCTGCTAAGGTTCGTAACTGGATGGCGCGAACAAAAGCACCTGCTCAAAGCGAACCATCTTGGGATGATATAATTTCCGAAGCTATGGGTGAGCATGTAGAAGGCATGGAGGGAGTGTATGGTGATGAATTGGATGATCACGGTATGGTAGTCCAAGGTAGTATTACTACTGTAGCATCCCATTTCCCTACGTGCTATACTTTGGCAGATGAGGCGGAGGGAGTATTGCTAGTTAGGTGGTCCCCAACTCTCCCAGTTGCACAATTGGTAGTATCAGGTCTAGCTATGTATGGTTCATACATGCTCTATAAGAGGTGTGTTCCTTCAGCTAGAGAATTTGTGCGAGATATGCGGGCTAGATTTGTTAGACTTTCACATACTGGCGATTTGATAAATAATGTTATCACTAATGCTGGGCAGCGTGAAGCGTCCGATTTCGTTAGAGCTGTTGGCGATGGGTATAATACATTGGCGTGGTGGCGAGATTTTGGAAATAGGGCTGCTAGACGAGTCACAGTGCCCCGGATTCTTATGGCTGTCGCTTCTATGTGTGCGGGTGGCTTGCTTTTGGCAACTTTAGCTGGTGCTTTTACTAAGGAGAAGATGCATGTGGAGGGGGATATGGCACCCCCCAAACCTCGAGAGTTTGAGAGACCTGATGTGTGGTATGCTACTGAGTACCCAACGCAGAAGTTGGAAGTATCTAGAGAAACCAGGTGTAGCTCTGGATCTAACACAGAAGGCGTGATGCAGAAGATCGGAAAGCAAACATTACGAGTAGTGTGTAAGTTTCACTGGAATGGAGTGGATTACCAATTTCCTGGGCAAGGTTTAGGTATCTGTAGTCAATATATTTTGATGTCGGCTCATACAATACCAGTAAATGAAGAGTTTACTATGGACATTTTTGATAGCAAGGAGGGTTGCACATCAAATGTCAAGGATATTAAGATGAAGCAGAGTCAAGTATATAGACATCCAACAAAGGATTTGGCTATAATTTATACGCCGAACTTTAGACCTATGTGTGATTTGCGTTCTTTTCTGGCCCCTAAACCTGACGCCGAGGGTTTGTTTCCGTCAGTGTATTTTAAGCGCGAGGCAAAAGGAGAAATGAAGAGAATAACTATGCATAGTACCCGCATAGTGCGAGCCGTCCATCCGGCTGTCGAGTGTATTAAAGGCTATCCTAACCTGTTTGAGAGGAGAGCGGATCTTTATTGGAGCGGAGCTTATGGGCACGATGATACACGAGATGGGGATTGTGGTGCACCTCTTATAATTCAGAGCGCTAATGGGCCTGTGATAGGGGGCATACACAATATACGAGGTCCTTGTATGCATGACAAAGATAGAACTTTCGGTGGTTTCGCAGCTGTTTTGGACAGGGCTACTGTGGATGATATGATAGCGAAGTGTGTACAGCAGCGATCGCCTATGCAGTGTGAGGGTTCATTCGATAGATGCCACGCAGTTGGTCCTTCGCTAGCTCCTGTTAAACTGGAAGTTGGGAGGACTAAGTTTGAACTCGGAGATTTGCATGCTAAAAGTCCTGTTAGATGGATTCCGGATGGGACCTTGGCTGTGTATGGTTCTAAATTAGGTTTTCGTAGTTCTTATAAGTCTCAAGTTGGTGCTACCTTGTTTGCAGATTATTTCCATCATATGGGGGTGGTTTGTGACAAGGTTAAACCGGATTTGGGTTGGAGACCTTATTCGCGTGCATTGACTGATATGGTCCATGTACCAGTGTGTGAGGACATAGATGTCATCAATCTATGTGCAGATAGTTTGGCGAATGATATCTTATCAGGTTTACCAGAAGTGGAGAGGGAAGATTTCCATCCATACGATATGGATACAGCAATTAACGGAGCTGAGGGTGTAGCCTATGTCAATCCTATTAACTTCAACTCTAGTGCTGGGGTGCCTTGGTATCAGAGCAAAAGGGAACATCTAGTTCAGTGTGGGGTGAATGAACAGGGTGCCCCTAAATACACTTTAGGTCCGGAAGCTATGGAGATGTACACGCATATGATGACCAGATACGATGCTGGTGAACGTGCGTGTCCCATTTTCGGTGCGAAACCTAAAGACGAGCCACTTTCTGAGAAGAAAGCTGCTGTGGGGGATACCCGGATATTTGAGGCCGGACCTATTCACTTGACGATAGGTATGCGGCAGTATTTTTTACCCATTATTAGGATGATTCAAAACAACAAGTTTTTATTTGAATCTGGGCCTGGTACTGTGTGTCAAGCGGCGGAATGGGCTGAGATGTTTCGCTATTTGGTGAAGCATGGTGCTGATAGGATATTGGCTGGAGATTACTCCAAGTATGATAAGCGACAAGGAGCCTTGTGGATCACTGAGGCTTTCCGCGTGTTGTTGATCATTGCGAAGGAGTTAGGTTATAGTGAGAAAGATCTACAGCGTATGCGTGGTATGGCTTACGATGTAGCATATGCTTTCGCGGAATTTGATGGGACATTGGTACAGTTTTTGGGTACCAACCCATCGGGGCATTCCCTCACCGTCATCATCAACGGTTTGGTTGGAGCCCTTTACATGCGATTTTGCTATTTTAAGTTGAATCCTGAGTCGGAGGTTAGAACTTTCAAGCAGAATGTAGCATTGATGACGTATGGTGACGACAATATTGCTGGCGTATCACCCTCGACACCGTGGTTTAATCACACGGCTATAGTAGGAGAGTTAGCTAAGATTGGTGTCATCTACACAATGGCGGATAAGGAGGCAGCTAGCGTGCCATATATACACATTTCGCAAGCTACCTTTTTGAAGCGTTCATTTGTGGAAGCCGAGTTTATGTTCCTGGGTGAGAAGACGTATGTTGCTCCATTAGAACTTAAATCATTGTATAAGACCATGCTTGTTTGTACGCACTCTAAAGTAGTCACTATTGAGGCGCAAAGTGCGGACATGCTGCGTGCTATACATATGGAGTTCTTTTTCCATGGCAGCAAGGTGTTTGCTTATTGGGATGCTCACATTAAGAATGTTTTGGATATTTATAAACTTAACAACTATGTGGGGGTTCTTCCCACTTGGGAGGATTATGTGCGAAGGTGGCAGAAGGCCTCCTTTGCGTTGTATCCCAAGTTGGTTCATGATTGATTGGCATAGCGCCATGAGGGGCGCTATATAAATGCACCACGGCTAGAGTATGCATAGTCGAGAACCAAATGCACCATGTAGAATAGTTACCAGCATTCCCTATTTACTGATCATATAAAGGGGTGTGAGGGATTCTATGTGAGACTGGCCTGAGGGCCGTCCCTATTTAGGGACTTAGGGTCGATTGTTACGATCTAGGAG